CCGCTATACACCAGCAGTTGACCGTCAATACCAGAAAACGACGGCACGCTGCCATCGGCGTATGCAAAGACGGTCGTTGCCGCGTTGGAAAGCGTCACTTCGACGGCGTTGACGCCGTTGGTCCCGTTCGTTCCGTTGATGCCATTGGTGCCGCTCGTACCGGCACGCGCCTTGGCAACGGTGAACTCTTTAGTAATTGACTGCCCGTTGTAGGTCGCCGTGATCGCCAGCTTGGCGTTGTCGGCGCTTGCGGCGGTGACCGCGTAGTAGCCCTTCGGCTGCCCGTTCGTGGGCGTGTTGGCGGCGGTGTTGACCGCCCCGGTGCAGCTAGTCGCCACAGAGGACAGCGTCGCGCTGGCGGTAACATCGGTGTTACCGTCGAACACAGTCAGCGTACCAACCGCGGTGGCAAACGAGGTGACGGCACCAGCGGAGTCCGCTGCAAGCGAGACAGCTTCGTTCGTGAGGTTCAGCGCCAGCACACGGTTCAACGCCGTCGCGCTCACGCCAGAGGAGAACGCGCCCTTGTTGCCGCTCGTATCGACGGACTTCAGCCAGTAATAACGCGTCCCGTTAGCACTCTCCAGTCCGAGCCGGTCGTAAGTGCTAGCGGTAACCGTGGCGAACAACGTGGCGGTCGCCGAGTTGTTGACGGTGTTCTCGTATATCTCCGTTTCCCAGAGGTCGGTGTTGGTGGGGTTGGCCCACGCAAGACGAATCCCTCCGGGGATCGCGGTCGCCGATACGCTCGTGGCGACGCCAGAAAAGTTGGTCTTGCCGACAACGGTGTGTTCGACCGTTGCGGACCATGTTCCTGTAGCGCCAGAGGCGGCAATACCCCGGCTGCGGAGTTGGTAGATGTCGCCGACAACGACGCGGTCGATATACCCGAATGGGTTCGCCCGCTCTAGCGACAACACCTCCCAGAACTCGGTGTTCTTGATCCGGTACTGCACCTCAAAGCGATCAATCCGCTCTTGCTGGGTGCTTTCGGGCTGCTGCACGCCCACGAAGATGCGGTAGTTCAGCGAGCCGTCGGCATTCACCACCACCACCGAGTCATCCGACCGGACGGTGCTGATGTAGACCGCAGGAACCTCGCCGGAGCCGGGAGCGCTGTTGGTTGTCAGGTACGAGTTGAACGCCGGGATGACGCCGGTGTCGGCGGTGTACACGCCGTCCTGTGCGTCGACGAGCGTGACCGTGACGTTGAAATCCTCGGCAGGCTCAATCTTCCGCACAAGCATCGGCGCTGTCACCGACGCCGATGTGCCAAACATTACGAGGTCACCGACCGCTGGCGAATTCGCAGCAGTCGTTGGCGTCGTAATAGTCAGGACCGAGGCGTATCCCGTGCCGGGATTGTTGACGGCCTGCAGCTTGGTCGTGCCGTCGGACTTTCGCGTCCGCACCACATACGACGTGCCGGTTTCGAAGTACACGTCGTCGTCGAGCGTCACCGTGGTGACGTTTCCCGCGCTCGTCGTAATCGACCTGACGCGAGTCGCCATGATGCCAATGCCGATGGCGTCGTGCGAGAACATGACGAGGTCGCCGAGCGTGCAGCGCAGCGCTTCGATGTCCATCTGAACGGTGTGCTGCTCGGGCCGCAGCTTCGCAACCGCCATGTGATACCGCGCCTCACGGTACGCCTGTGTCGCGGAGGTACACCCGACAAGCTCTAGCGTTTCAAACTTGGTGGCGTTCGCGGCGGTATAGCCATCGTCGTAGACCACGCGCTCGTCGGTCTGGTATCCGTTGTCCTTGTTGATAAACAGCACCCGCAGTGCGTGCGGGTACTCAAGGAACACCTTCGACCCGCTGTATCCCGACGAGTTGCGCGGCGTGATGTGCTGGATCGGAACGGTCTGCTGAATGTCGCGCACGACCGAGTGCTTGCCGTCACGCATCGTGTAGAGCGCACGAGCATTGCCAGCAATGGTCTTGAGCGCCTCAATGATAGAGCCGCCTTCCAGCACACCATTGAAGGTCCAGCGCGGCTCGTTTGTGTTTGGCGCAGTCGCCGCGCACGCGGTCGCCCAGTTGGAAATCGCCGTGAGGTCGATGCGGGAGTCTGCAATGTACGTCTCACCGCCACGCCGCCGCAGAATGTCGGCAAACGCCCATGCGGGGTTCGACGTTTTGGTGAGGGTCCACGTTCCACCGCTATAGACCGGCAGGTAGGATTCGGCGTCGCAGTTGATCGTCTGCGGCACGCCGTTCAGTTGGTTCGAAGCCTTGATACGGAGGGCAATCAGCGAGACGTTCTTTTGGTTGACCGGATAGTCAGCCTTGATCGTGCGAAGCGCGGTCCACCATGCGAGGTCGACGTACTTGCTACCGCCGTTCGCAGTCGTGCGACGCACGCGGACCTGATACTGCCCAGCCGATGGCAGCACGACACGCCCGCTGCGGCGAATGGCGGTGCTGCTGGACCCCTTGACCGTGATCTGTCCTGCAGTGCCGAAACCGGTGTCGGCGCTGTTGGCCCACACCGCGTTGACCCAGTTGCTCGACCCCACCGGCGCGTACTGCACCGAGAAGGTGACCGTGGCTTCCTTTTGGTTGCCCTTGTCGTCGAAGCGGAACAGACCCTGTGGGAATGTGACGTCGACCGAGAACTCGACCGCGTTTGTCGCCGTGGTGCGATACCCGTAGTCGTTGGTCGTGGACACCGTGCCCGGGTCCACGGGGTCATACGTTCCGAGATCGCCGTCGTAGCGGTAATAATCGCCGTAGTAGCCGTATCCACCGGGGTAGTAACCAGTCGTCTGATACGGCTCCAAGCGGATCGTGAAGCTATCTTCGGTGACGGTCTTGGTGAACAGCGTGAGCGGAAGGTCAGTCGACCAGCCCTCACGGACCTCATACTGGACGCCCTCGTACGCGGTAATAGGCGTCTCGCCGATCCGAATGTTGGAGATTTCCAGCGGCCCCCAGCCGACGACCAGCGCCATGCGAAGGTACTCGTCGTCGCCCTGAATCTCGGAGTAGGGGCGGGCAGCCAGCATCGGATAGACGCGGCGCTTGCCGAACACGCGAGGGATGTTGCCGTAGGGGGCAAATGCGTTTGAGGAGCCGGTAAGGCGGTCCTTCTCATCCTGTCTGTTGTTCTTCAGCCCGGGCGGCGGCACCAGAGCGTTAAGCGCAAGCATACCGACCGCTGTGATACCTGCGGCGACCAACGCCGTGCCAAGCTGTGCGCCGAGTGTCATACCCGCCATGCTCGCGCCCGCTGCACCGGTGCCTGCGATGACCGGAGCGACATAGAAGGCGACAACCGTAATTACGATCATCGCAATAGCGCGGAAGATGTCCTTGCCGCTCTTCTGCGGCACGACGCGAATGTAGACGCTAGAGCCGACCGCAGGGACGGTTGCCGCCCAGTCGTCCGGGGCGATCTCGACGTCGTTGATCCACACCCGAACGTACGGCATCACAGCCGGGGGCAGCTTGCAGGCGGTTACCAGCTGCGACAGGCTCTGCCCGTGCAGCCCCTGCATCAGCGCAACCGTCGACGCGAACGGCTGGTTGTGAACTACGACGGGGAACTGCATCCCGTGAACTGGAGTGATTTCGTCGCTCATGCGCCTGCGTACCTATAGAAGCCGGTGATGCGCTTTTCCCAGAGCATCGACCGGTAGTTTTCAATGACGGAATCGGCTTGTTCGTGCGTGTGTATCATCCACCCGGGCGCTAGTACCAGAGCGCAATGGAACGGATGCCCGCGCATCCGAATGAGAATGCCGTCGCCGAGCTTTTCCGATCCCGGTGTCACAGGCGTGAAATTGCTCGCGTACTTGACGGCATCCGTTCCGATGACCTCTGGCTTCTGTCCTTTGAACCAGTCGACGCCCTCGTAAGGCGTCCAGAGCGACCCGAGTCGCTCCCGCTGAATCATCTGAATCAGACCCCAACAGTCGCACCCAAGGCGGTCGCGCCCGTGCGTTTTGTACGGGATGCCGATGTATTCGGCAGCCCACTCTGGAAGGGTCCGGTCCATCAAAACAGCCCCGGGAAACGACTCGGCGTCATGGTCAGCGTGATTGGCTCGGTCCACAGCGATTCGAAGTGCAACTCGCCTTCGATCTGCGTCGCGTCGTAGGTGACGTTACGAACCGTCAGTCCCTCAAAGCTGATCTCCACCGTGTCGGGGGCGCTAGCGAGAATGACCTCAATCGTCACGCTCGGCGGCGATGTCAGCCCACGGATAGCCGTGATCGCGGTGCGCTCGACGTTGTCGAATCGCAGCATCGCCTTGGTGATACCGTCCGGGTCTTCGCCCGGGAGGACGATGTCGAACGGGAACGCCTGATAGATGTTCCCGCGGCTGGTGATGTCCTCGTTGTTGTTGACCACCCGTATCGGAGTCGGCATCGAGGCGTGGCTGATTGTCAGAAGCACCAGCCAGACCTCACCGGTCTCCTGCGCGTGGATGGACGCGAGCGCGGCAGAGGATAAGGTACGAGCCATTAGACGAGTTCCAAGCTAAACCCGACCACGTTGGCAGCGCCGCTACCGGTGGTCTGGATCGTTGGTGCAGGGTTGCGGAACCGCAGCGTGGCAGCGGCTCGTGTGCGCGGGTGGACCCAGTCGAACGGCAGCGAGCCGCCCTTGCAGTCGTTCTGCCAGAAGCTCTCAAACGTCGCCGTCTGTGCTGGCGTCATCATTAGCTGGATGGAAAACGTCCGCAGCGACTTGGTGAACCGACGCCGAATCTTGGCGGGGCCGGTGTCCATCTGGCTCTCAATCGTCTGGTCTTGGATGCGCTCGCTGTACGCGCCCTCCATGACGAACTGGGGCAGGGTGTTAGGGTAGGTGGGATTAGGCATTACAACCTCGCCAAGGTCCGTGTGTTGCCGTAGCTGCCCGACATTTCGCGGTCGAGGTCGCCGCTACGAATCTGCCGACGCATCTCATCGCGGATGAGAACCGACAGCACGCGCTTGCCGTTCGGGCCGCGCTGCTCAC